AAAGCTTAGGCAACGATTTGGCATCGTCGTGACAGCAATAGCCATCGCATGTAAAAATTCGCCGTGATAACGCTCATGATTGACCGTATATTCACGACGAACCCAGCACTTGAAGTGCGGTATGTTGCTTTGTAAAAAAGGCATTCAGTTATTTTTTCCTCGCCGCGCCGCCGCGCTTCATTTTAGCTGCGCCGCCTTTAGCAAAACCTTTTTTCTTCATCATTGCGCCGCCTTTAGCAAAACCCTTTTTCTTCATCATTGCGCCGCCATTGCGCATCTTGGCCGGGGCTTTTTTCTTAGCGGCACCGCCCTTAGCATAACCTTTTTTCTTCATCATTGGATTGCTCACTTTCATTTCGCCGCCCATAGCAGCTTTTCTAGGTTTTTTTGCGGTCTTAGCCGCTGCCGTAAAGTTAGCCGCAGTCGGGGCCCCTTTGGAACCCGGCTTTCGCATGGTTTCTTTACTTCCGCCCGCAATTCGCTTCTTTTTAGCGTGAATATTGGCGTATAATCCCGGTTTAGTCATGATATTTAGCAAGCTCCTGTATTCTAGAAGAGTTTTTTTCTACAACCTTCAATAAGGATTCAGTGTCTTCGTGAAGAAGGGCTGTTAAAGTATGTAATTCAAACAATGTCACGCCCATCCATCCTAAATAAGCTAGGAAAGCAGCGCCGCATAAGCCTGAAACTACATCACTTTTCAAGGTTTTTTCCTAACCATGCTCTTTAAGGTTTTGGCTTGACCCGCATGAAGTTTAGAGGCCTTGTTTAAGCCCTTTATAACCTTCTTTACTTTTTTCTTATTACTTTTAGACAGCATTGTAATTTTGCCTTTCTAACACTTCCAGCGTTTCCGAGCCGCTTTGCCTCGTTCGCCGGTCCAGCCCGCAGACCGTGCGCAGAAAGACTTCTTACGAGCCTTGGCGCTTTTGGTTTTTGGGTTTGGGGCAGGAGGTTTCAGTTTGCTTCCGGTTGCCTTGTTGTATTTGGCTCGGCCCTTTGCTGTAAGGCCCGCACCCTTTTTAACGGACAA